ACCTCCTGTTGATGGAAGGTTAATTAAATTAGCTCCACTAATAGCTGGTAAAACAGCTGGGAACCTAGCATCAGGTATTGTTCCGGATGTTAAATTAGTTGCACTTAAATTTGTAAGGTCTACAGGTAAGTTAGTTAAGTTAGCTCCACTAACTGCTGGTAAAGTTGCTGGAAATCTTGCATCTGGAATAGTACCAGAAGTTAAGTTTGTTGCATTTAATTGAGTAAGGTCTACAGGTAAATTGGTTAAGTTTGCTCCATCTCCTGTAAAAGATGTAGCGGTTACTGCTCCATTAATAGTTTGATTACCAGTAAATGTATTACTACCAAGACCAGCCAAGTTACCTGTAGCTGTTACACCGCCTTGCCAAGCACTACCATTATAAACTCTGAGTTCATCAGAAGTAGTATTAAAGTATAAATCACCTTGTTGTAAACCTGAACCGTCAGGTCTAGTTGATGGGTCACTAGAAGCAACCTGATATGTGTCAGCGTAATTATTAACATCAGCTATATTAGTCGCAACTGTATTAACGTCAGTAATATTAGTACCAACATTATTTACGTTGCCTATATTAGAAGCAACTGTACTTATATCAGTTGAATTAGAGTTTGCAGTATTTATTGCAGGGATATTGTTTCCAACATTTGCTACAGCTGTTGCGTTACTAGCAACTGTAGTTACCTCTGTAGCTTTAGGTACTAATCTATGAAATGTATATGTATGTAATGTAGGTGTAGATTCTACTAAAAATCCAAAACCTTGAGCGATTGTACCAGGTACATTATTAATTATTATATTTGCATTATTAGCTAAGTTTCCATTAGTTATGGTAACTGTTGTACCACTAGGTACTAAATTTGCAGTAGCTGCCTTTATACTTAAAACAGCTGCTTGTCCTGTAGTTCCACCGGGGTTTGTATCAGGAAAACTTTGCTCATCGTTAACGATATCAAAACCACCAACTTCATCAACTAAGTCAATAATACGTGCATCAATTGCAGCTGTAGTAGCTACATAACTATCACTTGCAGACCAAGTCTGCCCACTAGCTATAGTTTCACTGCTGTCTTGTCTAAAATATAAAGGGTCAAGAGCACCAGCATCTAGTTCAGTTTCTGTATAATATCTTGTGTCTAAATCTACAGAACCAGCTGAGGTAACATGGCCTTGAGCTGAAATAGTTATGTCTTGAAGTACATTGCCATTACTGTTGTTAATCGTAGTATTTGCACCGGCAACGTTATGGTTAATAGTTACTTGGTTATTACTTGTAGTTTTTGCTAAATCAGTACCAGCTAAAATATTAGAACTTATAGTAGCTTCTAAGGTATTTTTATTAACACCATCAGTTCCAGTTATTGGATTTGCAACATTGACAAGTTTGTTATTGCCAAGGTCTAAATCACCTTGCATAGCATCATCGCCAATCGTGCTCATGGCATTGTTATCTACCTCTTGAGCAACAAATAAAATTTGATCTATATTGTCGTTTAAATCTTCTGCTTTAATTGCAGAGCCTGGAAAAAATGTCGCCTTTTTATTATCGTTATCTGTATCACGGAATATTAAAACAGTAGCTCCATTAGCTGGAGCTGTGTTCATTTGTACTGTTGTAGCGTTGGCGAATGAGTATTCAGTTGTAGCTTGCGTAACACCGTTAATTTTTACTTTAACGTCTGTTGCAGATAAATATGGAAATGTAAAATTGTATAAAACGGTAGAACCGTTTCCTGTGTATTGAGTTTGTGTAACAGCCATTTACGCCTAAAAATTCGTTGACTGGGTAGATTTATTTATTTATATTTTTTATTCTTTCTATTTCTTCGTTTACTTTTTTTTCAGTGTCATAACGACCACTAACTCTAGCTTTATCAGCTAGCTTTCCTAAAGAATGTAATTCTTGTAATACTTGTGCTTTTGTACCAATTTGTTCATCTTGCAATAAAGAAGTCCAAGCTTTTCTTTTAGCATTACGTAATAACAATCTAATTTTATCAGCATGTAATGTTTTAACTGGATTGTAGTTTTGACCTTCTCGTCTATCTGTTTCCATCCTTAATAAAGATTCTTTCATTTGTGGATACTTTTCTACTAACTCAGCTATTTGTGCTTCAACATTTTCCTGACCCATATAAAACTTAAATTTAGATTTTAAATCAGCATGACCTTCTAAACTTTCACCATTAGGTCCAGTATTAAATGTTTGCGCTAAGTTAACGCCACTTCTAAATAAAATTTCCCTAGTTTCATTACTAGTGCCTATATTTATATTAAAAGGCAATATTCCATTAGTTAATCGTGTAATAGGGTCCCAATCTCTAATTATGTCACCATTTAATTGATCATATCTATAAGGAAGTAATGTACCTTTGACTACTACATCAGCCCATAAATTTCTATTACCAATACTCTGCCAAAATCCAGATTCTAATTCACGCATTCCTGGAGATATTAATTTACCTATTTCGTTACGCATAGAACTTAGTGGTATTTGGTTGTTTACAAAGTTAGCCGCAACTCTAGGTGCATCATTACCTTGCGAGGTAAGTAAATCAGATAATTGTAGTAATCCAGCAAGAAATGATTTATTTACTACATTAGCTTGAAGAACATACATAAGCTTTCCAAAATTATTACCAACCCATTCATCACCCATTACTTTTTGAGAATCAACAATATCAGCTGCAAAACCCAGTATCATATTAAATGGTTCTAACGATTCATAACTTATATAACTACCACCAACTTTTATTGATCTAGGTTGCCAACCAAAAGTTTGCCATGTATTACGGACACTTCTTTTTGGAGGTCCATTTCCTGTAATGTTTCCATTTAATGCAAGCATTGCAACTAAACTAGTAAAAATATAACCAATTGCCATTCTTCCACGCATAGTAGATTTAGCAATTTCATGATCTCTTGCTGTTTTTATTCCATACTGTAATAAAGCCGGATCATCCCATTGCTTACTCATTATGTCTGCATGCTCTTTAATTATTAAATTAAGTCCAGGTGTGTACTTTGATGTCATAGTTAAAGCGTTAACACCAGTCCGTGCAAACAAGAAGAAAGGTCTAAAGAAGGGTGCTTGGTCAAACATTATGTCTAATGACTTTGCAAAGCCTTTGAGTTCTTGAGTTAACTTTGCTTCGTCTGCCGCAAACTTTGCCATTTCATCTGTCAAACGTCCATCTGCACTAAATACTTTTGCTTCAAAATCAACTTCAGCTGCTCTGACTAAATCATCTAAATCTGCATCAGCAACTACCAATCCTTTATCAGTTATTTTTTTATATACGTTTTCAAAAGCAAGTTGTCTTTGTCTTCCTCTACCTATTATTTGTGTAAAATAAGTATCAATTGACCTCATAACTCTAGGTCCATAATTAAACACAGGCATTTTATTAACACCTCTAAGAGCATTAGCAAATTTAGCACTAGCCTTATCACCCAGTGTTCCATAAGTAGCTGCCCATGACATCATTTGTTCCCACTCTTGATCTTTCTGATTTTTTATATATCCTCTAAATCCTTCTTGGTTCATGGTATAGGATTGGAAATCAGCTACTGCTTTACGTAAAGCTTCATTTTGAGCCTCAACCATTGCACCTACATTTACAAAAGCACCTCTTAAAACGGTGTCATCAGATTTACCTAGAGCACCAAGAATAGTTGCAACTGGGCGCATAATAGTTCCTAAACCAGTACCTACTAATGCACGTACAGGTGTTTTAGGACCGGACAACATAGAGTTCACACCCATTGTCATCATTTCGTTTATTATGGCGTTTCTTTGATATTTATTACCTTCTTTATATCCTCTAAGTTTACGTTTAAAGAATTCTTGAAAATCTTTAAATGTTTGAGCACTACCATTACTTTGAGCAGTGAAATGTATAAACCCTTCGTATAAAGCATTATCAGGATCACTCTTTAATAATTCTTTAACCATAGCTACATCAGCAGCAGCTCCATCAGATGCTCTTGCAATTAATTCTTTCTTTGTTAAACCAACAATATCTTTTTTTTTTTTAGCATCATAAGATCTTAATTCAGCAGAACTTGCCAAACTAGCTTCTTTTCTTAATCTACCTAATGCAGAATGTCTTGCTAATATTCCATCTAATATTGAACCATTTGCAGTAACATCTATTTTGTCGGCAACACTAAGTCCAGCTTTAGCTAAATCTCTTGCCTCTAAAAGTAATTGACCTCTAATTAAATCAACTGCTCTTAGCTGTACAGGACTTAAATATCTTAAAACTTCACCATCAATAACTTCTGTTGCAGCTCTAGGATCACCAATATATTTAAGAACATCCTCCTCTGGTATATCCATTAATCTGGTATGACCTGAGTCATCCATAAATTTTAAAATATCAACAGCTGTTCTTTTGAGATCTCTATCTAAAGCATCGTTAGTTACCTTGCTTGATAATCTTTCAAAAGATGGACTAGCTTGCAATGTTTTACTAAGTGAATTTATTTCTTCTAACATCATGCCTGGTGCCGCATATTCAGTTCTACGAATATTAGCTTCAGTCATAGTTCCTCTAGGAGAACCATACTTTTGAGTGGGATTATTACGAATCTCGATCATATCCCTTACACCCTCTACAGGATTATCTGTACCACTGAGTGCTTGGTTATCAGTTATATCTCCACCTTTGTAATATGCTGGATTTTCTCTAGGCTTACCCGCAGCTACATCATATTCCAGTTGTTCTTTTTGTAAGTCAAGGTTTGCTTCACCTTGTTTTCTACCTCTTCTTGTAAAGTCATAGTTAGGACCAAAATCAATTTCATTCTTATCAGCATATTCGATCATTTTTTTCATTTGATCTTCAGAATTTAATCTATCCCAACTTTTATTTCTTTTTAGAAAGTTTGCTTTTGTAAGAGGTTCTATACCAGCTTTTTTTGCTTTATTAGTATATTTACGATACTCAGCTTTTTCATAGGCTTGTTTAGCACCTTTTAAAACAATAGCTTCTCTTGCTGCCTCATCTATTTGAGTACTTTCTTCTAATGCTTTGATTAATTCATCTTTGTTTGCAGTAATAATTTTTTGCTGTTCTTTAGCACCTTTTCTAAATGATTTTAATCCTAAACCAATAGCTTCAAAAGTAAGATCCAATGCTGATCCTAATCCTAATCCCTCACCTATGTTGTACAAAGCCTTTCTAGCTGGCGACATAGTTTCTGTTGTTGCTAAAGGTTCGAATACTCCAGCTTGATTAGGAAAAGTATCTACGAGAACTCTTGCCATATTAGTTTCTTGCGACTGATTACTAATTGCATCGTATACAGCACCAGTTGCAGCAGACATTCCAACCCGACCTAATCTTGATGCTTTAGCTACAGTAGCTATTCCTTTTAATCCTTTTAAACCCCAAACTACTTTTCCAGTCCCAACTGTACCTCCAATAAATTCAACAGCAGTCCTTAAAAAGTTACCCCATACTGTTTCTGTGATAGGTGCATTTTTTATTAACAGTGGTGATTCATACTTGTATGGGTTATCAGGATCTGTAGGTTTATAAAAATTTTTATCTAATAATTTAGGCAAAGATACAACACTGTTATAAATATCAATACCACCACCAACAACTGCATCTACAAGTTCCTGTGCATTTTCCTTTATTCCAAATTCTTTAGGATCTACAGTTGTAGAATCTTCAACTTTTGTTTCTGTAGTTTCAGTTTCTTGTACTAAAGGTGGTGCTGCTTCTTCTAATCGATCATCTATTTTTGCTCTGTTTGCTAAATCGTACATATCATAATTCATTAATCACCCTCCATTTCTAGTTTTATATCATCAGTAAATTGAAAATAGTTAAAACCTTTTACCGCAAAATCAAAAGCAAATATATTAGCTCTAGGATCATTTACAACTTTTCTAGTTTCAGTTGGTCTTAGACCTCTGCTAGTTTGTTTTAGTTCACCAGAATCAACTTTTTTTTTATTAGCTTGTATAGTTTTTTTTATACTATCAATTAAAAATTCTCCTGATTGTTCTATAAGTTGGATTTGCTCACCTTCTTTTTTTAAATCATCTAAAATTTTACTTTCTACAACATTCAAAATACTGTCTATATTTCTATTAAACCTTTCATCTAGTTCTTTTTGTGTGATACCTCTTCTTCTTGTTTGTTTCTTTTTCTTATAATTAAAAGGAAGTGTATTGTAATGACCTAAGCCAGGTAAAGGCTCATCCATATTATTGATAATAAAATAACTAGTATCTATCTCTTTATCGTTTCTATAAATACTTAATTGTAATGCAGCATTTAATGTATCGTCTTCATCTATTACACCTTTACTTATAGCTCTATTAAATGAATTTATATTTAAATCAAATGCACCAACAGAAGTAACCATTCCAGAATTTATTAAATTCATGGTATCCTTAACAGTCGTTGATTCTAAACTTAGACCCATTTCTGTAGATGCAAGTAAACCATTTTTAGTTCTTAGGACTTCATAGGGTTCATCAAAAGCAGAACCAATATCTTTTGATATAAATGATTCATAGATAGATTTATCTCCTTCAAATAGGTTATCTGTTTTTTCTAATGTTAAATTTAATGCTCTAACAGTTTTAGAAAAAGAAGGCATATGAGTCATCAACTTACGATATTGCGGATCAACAGCAGTAACTAAGGAATCTAAACCTTTTCTTTCTATCCTTTCTTTCAAACCTCTTGCTTTTAATCTCATATTAGCAATAGTAATAGGATCAAAATTTGGTAGTTCTTGATTTAATTGAAATAAAATGCTTGGCATTTCACCACCATTCTTTGCATAATTTACAATTGCTCTATCCTGTTTTTTAGTTAGTGTATCTTTGTCATCTAAGATAGATATATCATCTATTATTGCAGCAGCTTTATTTAAATCTGCAATACCATCACTTAATGACGTACCAAAATATGTAAATTTAAAATCAGCATTTAAACCATCACGTTTATATATATCTCTTTTCTCCATGGTTTCGCTGTAGTTGTTTAAAATTAATAAAGCTAAACCATCTTTATCTGGCATATTTTCAGCATTTTTTGCGTCAAATTCACTAAATAAATAACCATAAAAATCTTTTTTGGCAAAAGGTAAAAGTAAATCTATTTGAGGATTTACTACATCATCTTGACTTAATTGGTCGGCCATTTTTCGCATATTTTTTTTTAAAACTGATTCAATTGTGGAATCAAAATCACTACTTATACCTCGGCCTTCTAATGTTTTAGGAAAGAGTTTTATTTTTTGACTCATACTTAATGTAGGAATGGTTATGTCTTGAATCATAAATCTTCCTTTTTCATTTAAAACTTCCTTATGAAACTCATTTAAAAAATCTGTTTCGTACTGTTCAATTGTTCGCTCTGCACCCTCTATTAATGCTTTACCAGCGTCTGATTGTCTAAGATCTGCCATTGTTACGTTTTCACCAGCCAATATATCATCAATAGCTTTTTGGTATATATCTGGATGTTTAGTAGAACCTTTTTCTACTCGTATATTTGCTGCTATAGCCGCTTGCTTTACGTATTCTTTGTGTTGTAATCTACCTTCTTTATATCTTTCATTTGCTTTCGCATATACTTCAGCAACTCTATTAGGAAATTCTTCAGCAATTGTTGTTTCTTTTCCTTTTATAATAATTGGTTCATTAAACTTACCTGACCAATAATCAATACCATATTCATCATTACTTCTTGCATAAAATTCAGCAAAATGGAATGTTTCATCAAGAGTTGATTTCTTATCATCTACAGCATTTACGATATTCATAATATCCTGACCACCCTCATCCCAAAGTTCAATTATTTCTATACCTCTTTTTTCTGATACTAGTGTTTCTTTATTTTTAGCAATTCTCGTACTTAATGTTTTTTTTTCTTCACCTATCAAAGTATCAAGCATTGGTCTAAGTTCTTTATTTAAAAAACTTGGAGAAAACCCAGCTTGTTGTAATTGATCCATTTTACCTTCATAAAATGAATCTAATATTGCAATACTAGTAGTAGGATCAGTTAGTTTTTCATTTAATGTTTCTTTGTTATAAGTAGTACCATTACGCTCAAAATTTTGTTTATGTTCTGCAAAGTCAACACTTATTGTGGAATTAAAATGATTTTTAAGCATATGCCTTTGCACAGCAATCATTTCCCATGAATTAAGACTGTCATCTATTGCTTCTTTATAAGAAGGATGACGTTGTCTTAAGACTTCTTTTAAAACTTTACCTTTTTTAACTTCAGCTAAAACTGCATCATATTGTTCTGTACCTAGTTGTTCTTCTAATCTTCTATCAATAGATCTAGCTTTACCTTGTATAGCTTCAAATCTTTGATTTTGAAATTGGGCTAAAGCCATAAAGGTCTTTGGCACAAGTTCCTTTATTTTTTCAAATCTTTGTGCGTCAAGTTTTGCTTCTCTTATTTTTGTATCTTGATCTAAAATTCTAGTTTTATAATGCTGCATTTCTGCATCATGATATGCTTTTTTGAATTCTTGTTCAAGATTAAAATTATAATCTCTTTGTTGTTCTTCTTTACGAGCGTTACTTTTTAATTGTTCAAGTTGCTCACTTCTGTTTTGTAGGTTCTGACTACGAACTGTTTGCATACCTCGTAAGGTTCTTTCAGTTTCGTCTTGAAGTTTCCATGTTTCATCGGGAACCTTAAGAGGGTCAAAACCTTTACCCTGGGCGTACCCACGAAAAGATAAATTCCTCATTGTTTTTTATAATAGTCCTAATACAGTAGAGCCAATACCAAGAGCTACAGCCGCTCCCGTACCTATACCAGGTATTGCTGCTGCTCCCAAACCAACACCTATACCAGTTAATGCCGCACCAGGTAGTAAATCTCCAATTCCAAGAGGAGATTGCATAGCACCTTGAATAGGAGGTGGACCAACTGATGGTGCTTGTGGATCTTGATAAACAGGCTCTGGCAATGCAATTGGTTTAAAATTATCAAGATTTAATTGATCTCTGTTAATAGATGGATCTAAAAGTTTTCTAGCTTCTGCTTGTAAATCAGCTTGTTTTTTAGCTCTAGATATATCTTTTATATTCATGTCAGTTGATCTAACAGCACTTTCTAATGATGCTTTAATAATATCTTGGTTTGTTTTAAATCTTGTACCAAGGTTATCTAAATCAAAATCTATTTGTTTAAGATTTATACCTGTTTCCATTTGTGCAGATAAAAGATCTTTTTCAAGCTTCTCAATATCTATAGATGCATTTTCAATATTGTTCATTACGCCTTGTTTTATCTCATCTAAACTAAGTTGATTTTTTGCATCACTGATTTTTAATGTACGATCTATTTCTCCTACATTCATCATGGTTCTATGAATATTTTCAACACTGCTTGTATCAAGTTGTTGTTCTGCTAAAGCTGCTTTTTGTACAACATTAAGAGAATTAATTCTATTTTGTTTCATACGTGCAGCGGCAACATCTTGACCTCTAATTAATGATTCAGCTAAATATCCATTATGTCTACCTAATTCAGCCATAATCATACTTACAGCTTTACCTTGTGATCTACCAGCTTGTGTAAGTTGTGCTTCACCTGATGCTTTTAGTGCTGCAATCTCTTGCTTTTCTATCTCTTGTGCAGTGTTTAAAGCTTGTTGACTCATCTCACGTCTTATCATTTCATTTTGAAACGACAAAGCTTGTTGTTGTGTTTTAGTATCTAAAACTAAATTACTTTTAGCAAATCTATTTTTAGATTCGCTCGAAGTTAGATTTAAATATTGTGTACCTTTTTGAAAATCACTACTACCTCTACTATCAAGAATATCAGTTTGTATACCAGCTGTTCTATATTTAGCCCCTTTAGTAGCTTGTTTTAAATTAGTAAGCTGTTTTTGTCGTTGATACTCTATTGTATTCTCTCTATTTTCAAGACCTAGTTTTGCTTGTACTTTATTAAAACCAGCTGTTCCTGTAGCTTCATATAAATCTTGTATTATACTTTGATTTTGAAAACTAGCTTCTATAAACTTTTCATCTAATATTGCTTGTTGTCTGCCAACACTATCGTTAAATTCTAATTCATTAAATTCAAGTTGATTTTCGTACTGCTCAATATTTTTTTTAAATATTGCATCTTCACGATCAAACTGATAATCTTGCTGGGCTTTGCCCATCTCCCAGTTTTGGTTAGCAGTTTCCTCTCTGTAATCCTGTGCTTGTTGATCAGATTGTTTTCTAAGTTTTAAGCTTTCTACAGCATATTCATACTTATCATTTTGAACACCTTTCTTAGTGCCATCATCATCATAAAGTTGATCAAAATCACCGTCTTCATTTAACTTTAGACCGTATTGAAACTCATAATTTTTTAAATCATATTCATACTGTTTCTCAATTTGTTTATTTTGATGATCTATAATTTTATTTTGTGATCCTCCTGTACTCATTAAACTCTCCTATAAAAACGTGGTGTATAATATCCCTCCCACATCATGGATGTTAATGAGACAGGGAATGGTGATTCACTCGAAACTTTAAGTTCAAAGTTTGTATTTCGTTGATGGATAGGTACAGTAATAGTCATTTGATTTTCTAGAGGTACATCATTAGCAAGATAAAAATTAGCTAAAGCAACCGGCTGTACATCATTGTATTCAGCAGCACCATTTCTTTTTAATTTAAAACCTAATATTCCAGACAATCCTGTAGAAAATTTCATTCTTGCAATAGTCAAGTTTGCTGTGAAATCAGATTGTGTACCATTAGGATCAAGTCTGTAATATGTAGTTGGTAATTGAACATCGAATGTATATTTAAAACCAACAATTACTTTACTAGCTACGCTTGTTAAATCTTTAAATGGTACTTTGTAATATGTTCCTGTACTGTCTGTGGCAATACTAGGTGTAATAGTAAATCCAGATTCAACATAAGTTTGATTTTGTAAATTACTAATATCACTTCCAATTACTAAAACCGGTGATAAAGTACTTACATTATTAAAAGGTATATAACATTTACTAAATGGATTAATTGGATCTGTTTGATCAAATACAACTGAAGTTGCAGTTGCATATAAATCAACACATGGATTCATTTTATCTCCATCAGAATTTACAAGAATAGATTCTTCTGGTGTTTGATTAAGACTTAAGCTACATAAAGTATACTTACCACCTTGCATTGTTACGGCGTACATAACATCTGAATCTACAGCCAGTGTTTGTACCTGTCCTGGCAACTGCCATTTAAACCATGCTTGCATTAATTCTTGCTGCCCATCACTATATGTTCTATAGAAATAAACATCATTTGCAGTTGTACCCCACATAGCTATAAAGCTATTTTGTGGGCTTGAAATTAAATTAGAAATTGTACTTGGTATATATTCTGATATAACTCTTCCAATATCTAATACAACTGGGTTCATTTCTTGACCAGCTGTACGCATTTGGTATATACGTGTGTATCCAGGAGTTTTACTAATAAAGTTAATATTACTTCCGTTATCTACAGGATCTATATTTATGTCCATCTCATAGTTTGAAATGCCACGAATAATAGTTGTAGTTGGTGTAAATATTCCGTTAGGTGCAAACATTAAGAACTGCTGGTTTTTACTAAATAAAATTAATCCCTGTGCAGTTGGTAAAACACCTGTTAAAAGTGTTGGTCTAATACTTGATGTACTTAGATCTACTGGGTCAGAAGCTATTTGCGTTCTTGCAGATACATGATAAAAGTTAAAGAATTCATTAGCCTGACTTAATGAAACATTATCATCAACTAAAAAACCTAATCGACTACTATGAAAGAAAGCTTGTTGTATTTTTTTTCCTACAAAACTTGGATGTGAATTAGTAGTATCATCACCAACTAAACGTGCAGTATATGTAGCTTGCCTAAATTCAAATTGATTTATAGCTGTATTAACTAACTCATGTGGCATAGTTTCAGCATCTAATCCTGGTGATACGCCTGGAGCTATAAACTCTTCCCAGTAACCATTACCAGAAACACCATTGTCAGCTCTAAACCTTGCGTAATATGTATCATCATCACTTGCGGTATTTATTACTTTAACTACTCTGTCATGCAATGACCTATCAGGTAATTGTGTAATATTAGCAACTTGGTCTTGAAAAGTTTCTAGTCTTTCATTATCTGTTCCACCTTTACCCGTCAAAGTAAAACCGTTAGGGTTAATTAACTCAAGAGAAGTATCTAGTCTAATAACTAATAAACCAGTAATGTTTAAGCCATTTATACTTGTTTCTAAACTACTTAAAATTGTATCTATGTCAGCACCACTACTAGGTGTTGTAAAGGATACTGTAGATCCATTTACAGTAACACTATAAGTTGTACCTACAGTTACAGCACGTATTCTTACAGTACCTACTGTATTTGCTTGAAAAGAGGGAGCTGTTAATGTATTAACAACTTTTGTTTTATTTGTAATTAAAGTGGTATCTTGAACAGTTAATACGTCATAATCGTTTGCCGAAGTACCTGTTAAATAATTTGTATTAGCTGATCCTGTATATGTAACTGTTGTTTGAATACCTGTTGTAGCATTCCAAATATAAATTTCTGTACCTTTTATGCAACCTATATATTTTTCATCTCCATCTCTGTGTATATAAAACCATTTAGCGTTGGCATAAATATTTTCGTTTCCTAAATTTGTTAAAAATTTTAAGCCTGGTCTTTTTGTTAATCCAAAAGTAGGGTCAGGATATGCATTTATAGCATCAACTACTTGTCCAGGTAATTTTTTTGTATCAGGTTGACGAGAAACACCACCTAAAAAGTTTGGAATTGTTTGTGTGACATTAGGCATTATCTGTGTAAAGCATGGTAAGGTTCATAGCTGGTGTAAAAGTTTCCATCTTTTGGATGTCCAAAGAAAGTAAACTGTCCTTGATTACATTCATATTCAAGTGCCATAGCTCTCATGTATGCTTCTTTCTCTTGACACATTCTGTAGAGATTTGCATCTCCAACAATTCTGCTTACAGTAAAACATGCAGCTCTAGAAACAATGTAATCTTGAATAGGGCGAGGTAAATCTACCCAATCAAAAAACCAAACGACATCACATTTCACTACAGTATCCCACTGAAATGAATGCTTTCGTCTGTCATATAGTTTTTTATTTCTTCTTACAACGTCATAGTTCTTACTAACTGATTCATCTCTAGCAAGATCTATTTGTAGGATATTATTTGGTATAAGTATTTCTTTATTACTGTCTGGAGTAAATGGATAATTAAATTC